TGCAAATTGCCGACGCCATAGGAACACGGAAACTTCATCCGCAGTGAGGGTTTGTGGAAGCTTGAAGTGTCGATAACGCTTCATCAGCTTTCCCCATTCTGCCACGCCTTGAAGGAACCGGCGGTGACGCCACTCAAAAGAACGATCTCCAACGGGAGGACGGTACTTCGCCACCGTGAAGGCGTGTCTGATATCCTCTAAAGGATCATCATACAAATCTGGAACCAAAGCGCAAAACAGGGGATTAACCTGTTCGAGTTCTGTCCAGCCAGATGGTATGTCGTTACTGGTGATCGGTTCGCTTGAAAAAACGAACTGATAACCACCACGAGAATTGATTGCGTCAAAGCGATCCTGAACAACTGCCGACTTTCGACAAAGCGGGGAACTCTCGGTTTTAAACCGTCGAGTTAACTCACGCCAATGGGTTATACCCAGAGGACTGAGCCCCGACTTGTACACAGTCGACAAAGTCGTTCGGAAAAGCTTCCGCTCATCAATTTCAACCTCGTTGTAACGAACCACAGAGACCTGAGTCCCACGATACTCACAGAAAAGTCCGTAAGCCGCGCGTAACTCAAGTGGTCGATTCGATCGACCAGGCTGACATGCCACGCCACACACTTCAATTGGTTTGAAACCAAGACCACCATAGATTTCTGGTAAATACCAGGGAACACAATCCGGAATAATACACGGATCGTGGAGTGCCCAAGACCACCATTTTATAAACTTCTTAGCAAGTTTCCAAGCTTCGAAGCCATGAAATCCATGAGTCAATTGATTAAAGCGTGCGGCGATACCGTTTTCGGCAGATAACAGAGTCCAAAATTCTGCAGAAAGTTTTGTCCAACCGCGCAACAGCCCCCCATTAATATAGGGAACGTGTCTTACGGCAAGACCGGTAACCTGGAAGCACTTCGAGTTGATCATCAACATCGAAGGCGTCGTAGAACTCGGAGTCCAAGGTAGCACATAGTTCTTTCCTGGACTCAGCGCCAAACCACACGAAGTGGTAAGATCTTTCCATCTATTTAGCCAATCGCCAGAACGCGGAACGCAGAAAAGGGCGTCATCTCCGTTTATCAAAATCGGGAGGTGACGCGCTTTGCTCTCAGGGTTAATCTCCCTGAGAACACTGGCGATGACGGAATAGTTTGCGATACAAAGAACAACGAACGAAGCATAAGACCCCATCAGTTGCCCATTGTTCTGCTTCGCATGCACTCGCACGACCGTCTT